TGGCCTTCGTTTTCAGCGGTGAACATGTGAACTTCGACGCTGCGCTTTTGCCCAAAGCGGTAGCAGCGGCGCACCGCCTGATAAAACTTCTCAAACGAGTCATCAAGCCCCACAAACGCCATGCGGGCGCAGTGCTGCCAATTCATGCCGAACCCGCAAATCTTGGGCTTGGAGATCAGTACCCGCAGCGTGCCGTGGCTGAAGGCCAACATCTGCTGCGCCTTGTATTCGGCCTTGTCGGAGCCTTGGACATTGACCGCGCCAGGAATGAGCGAAGCCAGAAGCTCTGCCTCGTCGTTCAGATGGCACCAGATCAGCCACGGCTCGGATGTGTCGGCGTTGACCACATCCGCAAGGGCTTTGCAACGGGCCTCGATGCTGTCTCGCTGGGCCTTGCGGCGCTCAAGCATGGTCTGGGCTGGTTTGGCAAACAGATCGCCACTTTGCTCAGTCTCGACCACATGCTCAACGTAAACCGGGGCAGGCAGGATGTACGCAGAGCCATCAAAGCCCAGGTCAGACGGGTTGCGCAGCACCACTGACCATGTACCCATCCACTCCCAGAACTTGGAAGCCCCCCATCCCTTCAGACGCCATGTGCCCGTGTCGCCCGTGTCGTTGACAAAGTACGTTGCCAGCATTTCGGTTCGGGTCATGACGCCCAAAAACTCGCACTGATTGCCCAATTCCTCAAAGTCGTTCGGGCTGGGTGTGGCGGTGCAACTCAGCCGGTACGGGATGGTCTGCGCGGCGTCAATGATGCGCTGGCGGGTCTTGCCATCGTGGGCCTTCAAGATGCTTGATTCGTCCAGCACCAGCCCATGCAGTTCGGTGAAGTCCACCGCGTCCATGCGCTCGTAGTTCGTAATCCACACACCAGGCCCGGTCACGCCTTCAGCGCCTACCCGCTGCACATCAATCCCGAATGTGGAGCCTTGCTCAATAGTCTGCTCAGACACGGCCAGTGGGGCCAGAATCAGCACGGCACCACCAGCATGGCGGGCCACTTCGTCAGCCCATGAAAGCTGCATCAGCGTCTTGCCCAGGCCGGTATCGGCAAAGATCGCAGCGCGGCCACGACGCACAGCCCACGACACGATGGCGTGTTGAAAGTCAAACAGATGCTCGTTCAGCGTGCCGGGTTGATGTCCGGTGGCAACCTCTGCGCGGCGCTTGCCGTTCACAAAGGCTTGGTACTCGCTTAAAATTTGATCAGACACGATCAGTCCTTTTCACTTTTCGGGTTTAGAGGCACCGCTGCTCCAACAGCGGTGTTTCGCTTTCTGCGATGTCAAAAGTCACGACATCGCCAGACTCGGGCCACTTGCGCCCGGTCATTTCTTCCCACCGGCGGCGGCGGGCTTGTTCGTCCTGCTGGGCAAAGCTGATGGGCACCACCCGGCTCTGTGTTCCGCGCTCGTCTGGCTTCAGCCATTCAGCCTCAAGCCCCTGCGAACCACGGCGGCACCAGACCTGCAAAAAAGCGTCCAGCGTCATCCCGGCTTTGTCGGCCTCGGCTCTTGCGCCGTTAATCGCAGTCACCGTCACCGGAGCGCGTTTGGCTTTCCGCAGCGCCAGCCAGTCAGCCCAGGTTTGCTCATCAACGTCATCGGGCTTTGTCAAGGCGGAGTCGCGCTTGCGCGGCTCTCCCTTCTCTTTAACTGGTGTTGGTGTTGGTGTTGGTGTTGGTGGCATTGCTGCGTGCATCTGCCGCGGCATTGCCGGCGCATTGCAGCGCTGCATTGCCGCCGCCGTTATCTGGCTTCTGCCAGCGCCTGTTGGCGCGGTCGCGCTGCTTCTGCTGCTTCTCGCGCATGGTCTGCAGCTCGGCCTCGCAGCGCTCGTGCCGCCAGCCGTCCGGCGTCAGCTCGAAAAACTCCTGCAGCACCGACTCGACATCGGCGGCGCACGACCGCATGCGGATCAGCTTGGCGGTGATCTCAATGTCTGCCGGCAGTGCCTGCTCGCGCAGGTAATACAGGTCCAGCAGCCGCCTGTAGGCCAGGTCTTCCATCGGCTCCAGATGGCCGGTGTGAGCGGCATAGTCGCCCACGTGGAATGGGTAGTAATTCAAGCCGCCCTCCACTCGCGTTCTGCCCGGCCTGCGGTGCTGAGCACGGTCTTGCCGGTGGGTTGAATGAGGCCGGCGCGGGCCAGCTCGGCGGTGCGGCGGGCCACGGCCACCCCGGTGAGGCCAGTCCTCGCCGCAATGCCGTCCTTGCCCAGCGGACCAAAGCGCTTCAAGCAGCCCACGATGGTGCGGTGGTGCTGCGCCTGCAGCTCCTTGGCGCTGGCGGCGGCCTGGTGGCTGGTCACAGGGTCACGGCGCCGGGCCATGGGCGCAACGTCAAACAGCGCCATCTGATTCACCACCGCGCCTCCTCCTGCTGGTTTGTGTCCATCGGCTGCGGCTCGATCAGCTCGCAGATCTCGCGCGCCATCACCACGGCCTTGGGAAAGGGCCAGTTCGGCCGGCTGACCATCAGCACCAACTCGCCCTGGTGCTCACCCACCTGGGTGCCCACGGCGCCGTCAGGCAGGCGATATTGAGCAGGCTCACCATTGCTGCGCCGCGTCATTCGGTGCCCTTTCCGTGGCCTTCCGAATCCGATGGATTGCGGCCCACCATCCTCAAGAGCACAGTCGCTCTGTGGACCTGACGATCTGCCTCGGCCTGCAGCACCCCGATCACCCAGTCGATGCGACTGCCGGTGCCGTCGACCTGCGCTAGGGCGTCGATCTGGGCCATGAGGGAGCGAGGGATGAGCCCCCGGAGTTCGGTGTCTTTGGGCTCAGCCATGGGAGTGAAAGAAAAAAGTGCCCCCGGCCTTGCGGCTGGGGGCCAAAAGCGCCAAAGCGCTCAGGGAGGATTTCCATGCACACATCAGGCGGCCATCGGTTGGCGCAGCACGGACCAATCGACATCAGGGCGAAGCTCTTCGCACCTGACCGCGCCGGCCGTGGCCCGTTCAATGTCGGGGCAGCGTTCAGCAGGCACCTGCCGCACCACCCAGTTGCAAACATGCTGGGGTTTCACGCCAAGCCGGCCAGCCAGCTTCGACACGCCGCCCGCAGCACTGATGGCTCGTTCAATAGGTCGCATGGCAAGATTACACACCATGTTGACTCTCGGAGTCAACAGCTTGTGTTATTTGCCAGCTCACGCAGTGTTTATGCTTCTGGCATGAACACATCGGCCATTGACATGGTCTTGGCGCTGGCGAAAGCCAAGGGCTGGAAACAAACAGAGTTGGCCGACAAGATCGGCGTCAAGACTCAAAACATCACGAACTGGAAGACCCGCGGCCTGCCTCCTGACAAGCTGGCAGTGGTGGCCGAGGTGCTTGGCTGCTCGGTTGATTTGCTGCTGGGGAGGTCAGACTCCGGGCAATCCCATGTAGGACTTTCCCCAGTGGCTCATCCAGTGATACTGGATGAATTTACAGTGGTTCCAACAATAAATTGGGAGTCACTGTTGGAAACCGTTGCCCTGCCGGATGTGTTCAAACTGGCCGCTCCAGACACATCCATGGCCCCGAAAGTGCCGCAGGGCACGATGGTGGAGTTCACACGCAGCCTGCAGCCGCGGCCCGGTGACGGTGTGCTGGTCAAAGACCGGGACGGCCACCATTACGTGCGGGTCTACCGCGAGAAGCGCCCGGGCCACTGGGAGGCCTATGCCATCAACGACGCTTACTCCCCGCTGGACAGCCAGGCCGATGGCCTGACGGTGGTGGCCGTGCTCACGGCGGTGGCGGGGCGCTGGGCGTGATCAATGGCGTTTTGTGGGACAACGGGGTACAGTGACGGTTATGGCAGGTCGTTTGTTTCGCTGGCTCGCGCGTGCGGGCTATTCACTGGCATCGCCTGTGGCCGCCGGTAGCGAGTACGTGCGCCCTCGTCGAGGTGACACAGCTCGGGATCTGACCCGTTTGTCAGGAGACATGCGCGCAGTGGGCCAAGATCTGCGCCGCACGGCCCAGGCTGAACTGCAGCGCCGTGGCAAGTAGGCACACGCGCGTCAGCGCCAAGGGCAACGAAGTTGCCGTTTCCTCCACCACCACAGACTCGCCCATCCTGCCCATTGAGCAGATTGAGCGACTGAAGGCCTTGGCCTGAGCGTGTCGATTGGGTTTTTGAGCAGACAGAGCTTGAATCCAGCCACCGGCGCAGCGAGAACAAGCGCGTCAACACTTTGGTGTTTGTGGAGCGTCTGCTCGGGCTGTTGTTCGCGCTAGGTATTGCGCTTGCCGGCTTGAGCTCAGCGGTTTACTTGGCCCTTCATGGCCACGAGATTACCGCCAGCGTCATTGGTGGGGCCACACTTGCCAGCATGGTGGCATCGTTCATCGCAAGACGTTCTGGGCGCGGCTCTGATTGACCTGAGCGACATGCAAGCGCGCGTCCAGAAGATCGAAGCCGCGGTGCAGCAAATGCAGACCGACTTGGCCGTGCTGCGCGCTGACTCCAAGCATTACGCCACCAAGGAAGACCTGGCCAAGCTGGAGGCCAAGGTGTCGGACAACACCACCCGCTTGATCATGTGGATCGTCAGCGCCGTGGTGCTGGCCCAGTTGATGCCGTTTGTGTTGAAGAAGCTGGGCGCTTAGCCTCCCGGCACCACCTCCCCAGCCCGCCGCGTGCGGGCTTTTTTGCGTCTCAGGGTTTGTCCGTAGTGGGATTGTGTAACGAATTACACAATATGTGTTGACACAGGACTAAACACCGTGTGTAATCTCTCCCATGCGCTGCACGGGGCGGCGCGGGAGAGACAGATGGACGCAGCCTTCAGATCCGCACAAAGCCGCTGGGACGCAATGCTCCCGCTGGACCGTGACACCGAGCCCACCCAGTACGAGCTGAGCGAAGCGCGTGATCAGTTCCTGACCGACACCTGGGCCACCAGCGACTGGCTGAACTGGTCGCTCAAGCAGCCCGAGCTGCAGACCACCTACGTGCCGCTGCGCGCCGAGGACATGACCGCGCTGACGGTCGACCAGCTCTGGGTGCTGATCTTGACCGGCACCAACCAGCAGCTCATCGACGCCCGCTTTGAGCTGGTGGAGCGCATGTGCGCCGAGCGCGCCGACGACATTGAAGCCCGCGTGCCGGCCATCCGCGCCAGCAACCTGCAGGACGCCGCGGAGTACATGGCCGAGCTGCAAGCGGAGGCCGCATGAGCTTTGCGCGCATCTACGCCGACGGCTTCAAGGTGCTGCCCGGCACCGTGCCGCACCTGGGCTCGCGCCACTACGTGGAGCTGGAGCTGGACATGACCACCAGCCAGTGGCGCGAGGCCCTGGCCTTCCTCATCAGCCAGACCGACGCGCAAGAGATGCGCGAGCTGCTGCAAAGCGAATTCCCCGACCTGCTGGAGGTTTCAGCATGAACGACACCACCCGCCGCTTTCCGCGCACGCTGCAGGAAGCCTTCCCCACCGACCGCCAGTGGGCCTACGCCGTGGAGCGCTACAGCAACCGCACCGAGCAGGTGGGCAGCGTGTTGCTGGCCTGCGCCATCGGCCTGGGTCTGGCCTTGGCCTTGGTGCACTGGTGGGCCGCATGAGCGCCGCACACACCCCAGGGCCGTGGGAGTTCGTCCAGGCCGGCAGCGGCGACTTCCCAACGTGGAATGTGCGCCTCAATGATCGCGGCTTCATCCGCTTGCCAGCCACCGCCGACATGGCCGTGATGGATGCGGATGCGCGGCTGATTGCGGCAGCGCCGGAGCTGCTTGCGCTGGCGTACCAGTACGCCAACGACATGCGCTACCCGCCCACCGCCGACAGCCGCGAGCGCCGCCTGGCCGCTGCTCAAGCCGTCATCGCCAAAGCGGAGGGCCGCTGACATGGAGCGCCACTACTCCAACGGCACCGAGCCCGATGTGCTCCCGCATTGGGAGTGCCACGGCCCCTGCCACCAGGGCCGCGTGCCATGCCCCACGCCCGAGGCCTGCGAGCGGCCGGACAACACGGAAGACACCTTCCGCCTGCTGGGCCAGGCCTTCCTGGCCGTGGTGCTGGCCGGCATCGTGGTGGTGCTGCTGGGGGTGCTGCTGTGACCAAGCTGCGCGACTTCATCGAGCTGTACCTCCTGTACCGCCGCGGCGGCAACACCCGCCGCTATTCCGTGCGCATCGCCTACGGCTGCGCGTTTCGCAAC